GTGATATGCAATGATATCGAATATATGAATCGTCACAGAACCAGCGAAAGACGCGAGGAGATATTGAAAGAAGCGCAACATCGTATAATGCTCACCCATAATGTAGAAGATTTCTATAGAACTATCAGTTATCTATACGCATTGAAGGGAATGTTTGAAGCATTCAACGTCAAGGATTTCTATGTATGGCATCAAAGTCATTTATGGTGGGAATGGCCAGAACAGCATGTAAATGCACTATTCAAGAATTTCAAGGTTATCGATCAACCTAGAAGTAAAGATTTTCCTTTATGGGAATATGAGACAGTCAGTGATACAGACCTACACCCAAGCGTAGAGGGCAACAAGCAACTGGCCAATCAGATTTATATTGGTATGAAGAATCAAGGGTTTGGGGGATAAATACATTAATGCGCACAACAGATTTCATGACCTCGAGGCTAGATATTCCCAGCGAAGTGGATAAATTCACTAAATGGGCCTGCGACCGACTACACATCAAGAATCCTCCGGATATAGAACTTAGCATGGATACTGATGAAGCACAAGGGAATCACCACACAGGTGGTCATGTTATAGGCAGTGATAGTATTTGGGTATACGCTAAGAACAGGAATCTAGTAGACATATTACGCACGGTATTCCATGAACTGGTACATGTAAGACAGGGTGAATTGGATATGGTAGACCAGCGCGATAGTTATCCAGGTAGTGCTGTGGAAGCCATGGCAGACATGCTAGCCGGAAAATATATCAAGATTTACGGCAAAGAGAACGGCCGTATTTTCCAGTGAGTAGTCGATGCGATTAGGTGTTTTCGGTGATAGTTTCGCAGACATAGGTGTTCATCAATCCTGCAAATGGCCAACTAATCATTCATGGCCTATAAAACTTTCTCAAATGCTCAAGATGGAAACAGACTATCATGCAATTGCAGGTACGAGCATATACTGGAGTTATGAAAAATTCCTAGAGCATTACAAGAAATACACTCACATAGTTTTTGTCTATACTTTCCCTTGGAGATGGCCATATCTTAATGAAGACTATTTTCCTAAAGGATCACATTTCATGTTGTACAACAGTACTAAAAGTATCAACAGCATGAACATGTCAGAAAAAAGCAAAAAGATATTGATAGGATTAGAAGAATCAGTTCCTTATATGTTGAAGACTGAATTGCTAACATTCATAGCAAAAAGCGTGACAGCAAAAGTCAACAAGATATGCAAGGAAAATAATATAAAATTGGTCAATGTATTTGTTGAGACGAATAGCAATCCTGTATCTGAGATTTATGACGAAGAGGATTTATTGTTTTCTTCTATCGAAGATTTGACGTATGTATCACGTACAGAAAAATTCATAGTAGATGGTGAAGAAGTCGATATGCATACATTATGTCAACAGAATAAACCAGACTGTAGATATTGCCATCTGCTAGAACCAAACAATCAAACATTGGCTAACCATGTCTTCACATTGTTTAAGAAAGAAAAAATCACTAGGTTAAAAGCAACCGATATGAAAGACTGGGTATTCTCCGATAGAAAAACGGAACTCAAATACAACGCATCCAATATATAACTATTGACTTTTTTCGGGCATGATGATATCATCTATAGATGATTCAATTGCTACATAAATTACCCAGAAAACTCACAGTCGCTTTTAGCGGTGGTGTGGATAGTGTTGCTGTGTTAGATTTCTTGGGCAATAATCATGATGTCGATGCAGCATTTTTCCATCATGGTACTGATGTTAGTGATGATGCCTATGATTTCGTGTTCTATTTTTGTAAAGAACGCGGCATCAATTTAGATGTGGGTTATATCCGTAACGAGAAGCCTAAAGAACATAGTTGGGAAGAACACTGGCGCAATGAACGTTATCGATTTTTAGAACAATTTGAATATGTAGTGACTGGTCATCATCTAAACGACTGTATCGAAACATATATCTGGTCTAGTATGCACGGCGAAGCAAAAGTTATTCCAGACAAACGTAAGAATGTGCATAGACCATTCTTGTTAAACAATAAGCAAACATTCATCGACTGGTGTACTCGCAAGAATCTGAGTTGGCGAGAAGATCGCACTAACATGGATGATAAGTACATGCGCAACTACATTCGCAATAATGTAGTGCAACACGCTTATCATATCAATCCTGGTATTGAAAAGGTCGTTAGGAAACTGATCGTAGATGCTTGTCAGTATGAATAAAAATATGTGGTTATGGAAATGGGTCTATGAGACTGTAGACCCAGACAATTCCATATATGAATATTTGCTCAGTGCATATTCTAGGACAAGACCCTCTGAGATCAGAAACAAGATGGCAGAAAGATTGATAGACAAGGGCTATAAGGTGAAAATCACTTCAAGCAACGATGTCATCGTTGTCATGTCCGAAGAAGAATTTATGTTTCTTAAACTCAAATATTATTGAGCAAACGCTTGGTGAAGTCTAGCAATAACTTGTGATGCATATACCTATGCCACTTGTCTTTCATGTATTTCTTGTCATACCATGATCTCATGCTTTCGGGATGACAACCTATCAGACCTATATTATTCTGTAACACAGCCATTGGATCATTGTTTTTATATCTGGCTATGACTTCAAATTTCTTTTCGTTGCCTATCAATGCACACCCATCATAGAAATACATGTTTGTTTGTTTATTGTTCCACGTTACTGGAACAGTAGTACCGAAACTTCTTCTGATTCCTGAGTATGGCCTTTTTATATATTGAACCGCATCGAAACCTTCTACAAGATCAAAGTAACGATGAGCAGCCCAATAAGCGCCCATACATATCCCTAGATAACGTTTACCAAAATATACAGCCTCGCGTATATAATCAGCCTTGTCGTATAGGTACTTGAAAAATGTGTCGCTGTCTCCTACGCCGCCGGGAAATGCTATGATATCCGCTTTCTTGAAAATGTTGTTTTTTATCTGGTCTGTATGGAACATGTCCACATTGAAATCATTGGATAAGGCCTCATACATACCCACAGCACATTGGGCGCTACATTCTGGGTGATTCAAGAATATGGCGATTCTGGGTTTCATATGGTATTTATTGGAACGTAAAATGTTTGACTTATTTACAACAGTGTACTATAATAACTAACTCAACATATAGGAGATTTTATGTCTACTAGGACTTTTAATAACGAAGCGAAAATCAAACTGACCCAACTCATCAACGAAGGCATGTCTGTCATGCATGAAGTCGAAACCTTGAACGAGGGATTGACTGATACTGTAAAAGCAATCGCAGAAGAACTTGAGATCAAACCAAGCATTCTCAAGCGGGCTATCCGCGTAGCCTATAAGTCACGTTTAGGCGAGACTAACAAAGAGAACGAAGAACTCAACACGATCTTGGAGACTGTCGGGAAGACATTGTGAACGATATCTTTAACGGGATATTAGACTGGATCCGTGAGGATTACAAGTCTAACAAGTTCCGTTTTTTCGTAGAAGTCATAGCCTGGATGATCAGCATTGGCTGCTCATTGATCATGGCATTGACTGTGCCCAATCCGCCCTTGCTACTATTGTATGTCTTATGGATATTAGGATGTGCGATGTATGCTTGGGCTGCTTGGACTCGCAGTAGTTTCGGTATGTTAGCAAACTATCTGTTGCTGACAGTTATCGATACTGTTGGATTAGTGAGGGTATTGAGTGCCTAGATTAGTGGTGTTTGGATGCTCATTTGTTTATGGGCATGGATTACCTGATTGTATCATAGATGATTTGCAGCCTGGATATGTCCCCAGCAAGATGGGCTGGCCAAATATAGTTGCTGATAAATTAGGCATGGAGTGCTTGAATCTAGCAGAACCCGGTATAGGTAATTTAACTATACTGATGAAGGTATTGAGGACTATGTTCCGTCCAGACGATCTTGTGATAACAGGTTTTTCATATTTCGAAAGATATAAACTATATCAATTCGATGATATCCGCACTGGTAAAGGATCGCCGATAAATTACCATACGGATCAGTATAGAAATATATTAGCGGCAGACGAACAAAACCCTCACTCATCTAAAGATTATTTTTGGTACAATTGGTTAGCCATACAGCATGTCGAATTATTTTTGAATTCTAAAAATATAAAGAACTTTGCTTACCAAAATGTACAAAAGGGTAGCCAAGTAAAGCGACCGTCAATGATCGATTTAAAAAATTATTGGGACGATATGCATCTTGTGTTGAATATAAACGGTCACTATCCAAACATGGATATGGCATTAGATAACAGGCATCCAGGCTTGGAAAGCAATAAGTTGCAAGCAGAAATGATTTATAATAAAATAAGAGAACATGAGTTACGTTGACGCAATTCACGATAGGGATAGTGATAGGATATTCATTGTAGAGCGACAGCCTGACGGCAAGCGCACATACAACGAATTTCCTTGCAACTATACTTTTTATTACAGCGACCCTAAGGGTAAGTATCGCAGTATCTATGGCGAGCCTGTGTCACGTTTCAGTACTAGGAAGCGTAGCGAGTTTGAGAAAGAAAAGCGCATCCATAGCAATAAGAAATTGTATGAATCGGACATCAACGTGGTGTTCCGTTGCCTGAGTGAAAACTACTTGGGCTGTGAGCCTCCAAAACTCCATACATGTTTCTTTGACATTGAGGTAGACTTTGACCCCGAGAAGGGTTTCAGTCCAACATCGGATCCGTTTAATCCGGTGACTGCAATCTCATTGTACTTGGATTGGCAAGATACGTTGATCACACTCGCTATGCCTCCTAAACATATGAGTGACGAGACTGCGCAGGATCTAGTCTCAAACATGCCCAACACGTTATTGTTTAGATCAGAGATTGAGATGTTTGAGACATTCTTTGAATTGATCAAGGATGCTGATGTATTGACTGGCTGGAACTCAGAAGGATACGATATTCCATATATGGTCAATCGTGTGACACGCATCATGAGCAAAGATGATACGCGCAAATTCTGTTTGCTTGGTCAGACGCCTAAGCCAAGAACGTATGAGCGTTTCGGCAAAGAAGAGACTACGTATGACTTAGTTGGTCGCATTCACATGGACTACCTACAGTTGTACAAGAAGTATAACTATGAGAGCCGTCACAGTTACAAACTAGACTTCATCGGTGAGATGGAGGTCGGCGAGAACAAGACGCAGTATGAAGGTACTCTTGACCAACTCTATAACAAGGACTTCAAAAAGTTCTTAGAATACAATCGTCAAGATACCATGTTGTTGGTCAAGATTCATAACAAACTAAAGTTCCTTGATCTTGCTAACGCACTGGCGCATGAGAATACTGTGTTGTTACCGACTGTCATGGGGTCTGTGGCAATGATTGAGATGGCTATCATGAACGAAGCGCATGAGCGCGGACTCATGGTTCCTGATAAGAAGAAAAATATCAGTGATGGTGACATGGCAGCGGCTGGCGCATATGTCGCAGTGCCAAAGAAAGGTATACATGAATGGGTAGCCGCAGTTGACATCAACAGTCTGTATCCTAGTGCTATTCGTACACTCAACATGGCTCCAGAGACTATCGTTGCCCAGTTACGTCCTACGTTGACTGAACATCATCTATTAGATAAGGCTAAGAAACTTGCTAGCGAAAAGAAACGCTATGACGAAGACGATGAAGTAGAGATGAGTTCGCTACTATGGGAAGGCTTGTTCGGCAGTCTTGAATATGAAGCCGTGATCAAACAAGAACGCGGAACTATGCTCACAGTTGACTTTAAGAGTGGGGAGAGCATAGAGATGAGTGCCGCCGAAGTATGGAAAATGATATTTGACAGCAACAAGCCATATATCTTAAGTGCGAACGGCACTATCTTTAGATCGGATATTGAGGGTGTGATTCCCGGTCTATTGACACGCTGGTATAGTGATCGTAAAGACATGCAGAAGAAACTCAAAGAATCAAAGACGAAAGAAGATATCGAATACTGGGATAAGCGTCAGTTGGTTCGTAAGATTTTGCTTAACAGTGCCTATGGTGCATTGTTGAATGAGCATTGCCGTTTCTATGATAAACGTATTGGTCAGAGTGTTACATTGAGTGGTCGTCAGATTGTGAAGCATATGAGTTCTCATATCAATGAGATTATCGCAGGCACATATGATCACACAGGCGAGTCAATCGTTTATGGTGATACTGATAGTTGTTATTTCAGCGCATATCCTGTACTCAAGCAACAGATAAACGATGGCTCATTAGAGTGGAACAAAGAGTTAGCCGTTCAACTTTATGATGGTGTTGCTGATCAGGTCAACGATGGGTTCGCTAGTTTCTTAGAACGCGCATTCCATGTTCCACGCAAGATGTGTGTGATCAAGGCTGGTCGTGAACTTGTGGGTGATCGCAGTTTGTTCATCACAAAGAAGCGTTATGCTATCAACATCTATGACAAAGAAGGTAAACGATTAGACAAAGACGGTAAGCAAGGCAAGATCAAGGCTATGGGTCTTGACTTGAAACGTGCTGAT